TCTCAGGCACTGTCACCTGCACACCTAAAAAATTGATTAACATTACGCAAAGTCCTCGGCCACTGTGTTGGCGTCTCTAACCAGTTTTGGTGAGCCCTCTGGTCGCACAATCAGGTCGCCAAGCATTGCCGCAACATGCCCTTTTGGTCCCAACTTTTCAAGTGCCGCAACAGACTTCATTTTTGGTTCTTCATACAACTTACTTTTTGGTATTCCCATTTCAATAAGTCGGACCTCAGCCAGTTTGGCATCGGCCAATTTTCTATGTGTAACTGTTGTGCCAAGTTTATACCCGAGTGGCAACACGCTGTCGTTGACTGCACGGTTGAGCACAAACTCTTCAACGTCACCAACCCAGGATTTTAAATTCTGGGCTTTGGTTAACACTTGATCAATTTCACTGTCCGTTAAAAGAGGCGCCGGCCTAAAGTCTAATTTAGCCAGTTCGGAATTAAAGTCCGCTCTAGCCCTGCACTGGGACTTTGCTCTGCAAAACTGGCAATGATCTCCGGCAATGAAATCTCCTGATCCAGACCAAGCCTTTTTAGCCTTTGTTTTGACATAGTACTGCGCCCAATCGAGTAGCTTTGTGATTGTTGTGTGGTCAGTTGTGATGGAGTCAAGTCGAGGTTGACAAATTGTGTATTCGATTTCTGTAACATCGGGAAACTCTTCCTTAAACTTGCAATATGCACCCAATGCATACAGTCTAAGTTGGCTGTTGTCTTTGGCGGACACTGGAATGCCCTTGCCAAACTTTAAGTCTATAACGCGGATTTTATTTTTAGACAGGATTACCACATCTGCGGTGCCGAACCCTTCAGGCACGTAATCACTGAAATCAACGCGTTGCTCAAATAGCGGAGTGTCTCCGTCCCCAATTTGACTACGTACATAAACGACATAATTGTTGACGTATTCATGAAATTCCTCATTGTAATATGGTGTTTGTTTAATGCTAGATACGATAACATCGTATTCTTTTTTGGTAATGTGGCCATATAACAGGCTAAGTTCTGCATCTGCAAGGGAATGTGCTTGCGTGCCCTCATCGCTAAAATTAAATGCCCCCTCGGGTTTCTTTTGCTCCGGCAGAGTTGCCTCAAGTCGTGCGGAGGGCGTGCACGCCAACCAACGATGAGATCCAGATGCGGATAGGATGGCGTGTGCAGTCATTTTCAACTTTCTATTCTGGTTAAGGTACTATAATAATGCAAAAAAATAGGCCCTTAAAGGGCCTACTTGTTAAATATATTTTGTATTATTTTTGTTCTTTTAGGGCGGTTATCAAATCATTGATTTCTTTATTAAAGTCTACCTTGATTTCCGCTTTTAATTCAACCTTGTTATCTTTAACCTCGCGGTAGTCCTCTGGAAACATAGCCTTTGTCATGACCTCATACAACCTGGTGTTATACGTGCGGTTAGATAGGTTAGCAATGCCCTCACGCTCCCACCAGGCCTGGGATTCTGTGGTGGCTCGGCTAACGGCCTCGGCAAAGTCTGGGTTATCTTTGCGCCACTTTTCTGCTGTAGATTTACTAATGCCAATATCGGACCACATTGCTTTTTGGGTAAAGCCCTGCCTGCCGAGTTCGACAATGCGCTCGCACATAGCAGGATCATATTTGCTAATGACGGGTTTTCTGGCGGCCATGAATTATAAAGTGAATTAAATTATTAACCGCAAACCGGCTCTAATTGCCTTATGCGTGGCTAATAATGAATAATAAATTGAATTAATATAAGCGCAAAGAAAATTTTCATTCCGACGCTTATATTAATATTAATGCAAAATACTCGAGGGTTGCGCCCCATTTTCTTTTGCTTGTTTTGCGGCCTTAACCTTGGCCAGTGCCTCGTTAACAATGACCTTGGTCATGGCACTAGCTAGCTCAAGTCGAGCTTTTTCCACGCCCTGCTTATTGGACACGCCGTTCTTGTCCATTAGGGCTTTAAGAAGTGGTGACCCGCTCATGCTGTTTCAGCAGGTGTTGCATTAATTTCTGCCCTAAATTTCTCAACCTGTGGGCCCGCCTGCTCTTGAATTGCATTAATAAAATACATCAAGTTTAATGTTTGCGCCTGGCCCGGCACGTTAAGAATTGTCAACAGTCCATTAATTTCTTGCACTTGAAACGTTAAATTAACGCTCTTTGTCAATATTGGATCTGGGGTTTGTGTTTGCTCTTGTTCCATGAGTTTTCTCCTTAGTTAAAATCTAGTGGCAATTCGCCTTTTACTTTTTTCATAAAATTGTGTACAAAATATGGACCGATGACTTCTAGCGCGTCAATGTACTCAATATTGTTTCTTACGTTAATATCAAGATAAGACCCCTCCTCAGAGCCCGCGGCCTCGTTAATATCATCCTCCAAAGATTGGTACGTCTCTACCAACTCTTTTTCAAGTATTGCTCTAATGCTTGGCATTTTGTAACCTTTCTATTTCCCTGTTTATATAAAATGCGGCCTTCTTTAAATCCTCAATTGCGTTGTTCTTAAGATCCGCACGCCAAATGTATTTAACTGCGTTGCCTAAATTAAACCCCATGTGCTCGGTAACTTGAATGCACTCCACGCCACTAGGGTGCGATGTGTAGTGTTTTGGGTGGTTAACCACGTCGTGTTTTTCTATATGCTTCAACGGCGATATATTTTGGTTTGTTAAATTTGCAACTTGCTGAGTTGTCAACATTGTAACGGTCCCGAATTCTTTAGACCCGTTGTCCTTACGTGAGGTTTGTAACTCTTTAGCAATCCTGTCGCGTTCTTTTTCCGTTCCGCAAACAATAACGCCATGAATATGGTTTGGGTTGATGTTAGCCTTTTGAAAAGACTCATCATCTTTAAAAAATCGTTGGCCGTAATAGCCACCAATTAAAGTTTCTACAATGATATATTTCATATCTTTAATTCCTGTTTAATAAACTCCACAGCCTTTGCAAAATGATAACGCCAGTACTTTTCAGTTACGTTGATGTCGCCATAACTCAGGCCGTCCAAAAAAGAATCCATGACGAACTGCTGTTTTGCAGTCATTCGCCCAATTACCCTGCGGATGTCTTCCACATCCTCTGGATCCCACAACAAGAACCCCTCAATTGACGGATCAGACGCGTGCTTGTTGTCCTCAACCTCAATTGGGTCAAGATCCTCGTCCGACAGCCTGGGGGTAATAGCCGCGCTAATTTTGTGTATTTTAGGTTTCATAGTTACTATAATAATGTACAATATAGTACGTTTGGCTTCATAGTTACTATAATAATGCACAATTTAGGGCATTCATTACCGCCTGTTGAATTTCTATTTTTCCATTGGCAACCTCCAATATTTGTTGGTCTATTGAATTCTCCACAACCAGGTGGTGCAAAATTACCGGCTTGTTTTGTCCCTGACGGTAAACCCTGGCGTTGGCCTGGATGTAGTCTTGGCTTGACCAGGTTAAGTCGTACCAAAACACCTGCGCGGTGTCGGCCGCGTTGCACTGCAAGTTCAGCCCTATCCCGCCGGACATTGGGTGCGCTAACAGTTGCATTATTTTACCGGCGTTCCAACGCGCTATATCGTCCGCCCCTTGTCCTAGCAGCACCGCGTTTGGAAAACGCCTCTGGAGGGCCTCTAATGACTCCCTGTAGTGGTAAAAAATAAGAGACGGCGTGTTCTCGTCCAAAATGTCGTCCAACATGTCCAACTTGGCCTCATGCTGACGCACCGCCTCGCCGTCCTCTGTGTACAGAAAACCAGAGGTGAACTGTCGCAGTTTGTTTGAAATACTTGCCGCAGTTGCCGCCGAAATGGTTTCTTCTCCAACTATTTCAATCACCATGGTCTTGGCAAACTTCTTATACCTGGACTTTGTGACGCTGTCAATTTGTACAGTATGTATGAGGCTTGTTAATAGCGGCAGGGTGAGGTAGTCCTCGGCGCGTAACGAAAAACAAATATCCTTCACCGCGTCTTGTATTGCCTGGTCCTTGCCGGGTTGCACGCCCCACTTGTACACAACGCCCGTGTGCCTGTTGCGCTCAACGGGCATCATGTACTTGGTTCTAAATGTCGTCAGTGACTTGCCAAGGCGTTGCCCCAGGTCCAGTATGGCCACCTGGCTCCACAAATCTCCCAGGCCTTGCGGAGTTGGCGTGCCCGTCAAAATAACACGGCGCTGAAAATGCGGCAACCACCTCTTAAGGGCCTTGAACCGTTTGGTGCTTGGATCCTTAAATTTGGACGACTCGTCAACAACCAGATTAGTAAATTTCAACAAAGTGAACTCGCACATCCAAGCCAAGTTCTCGTTGTTAACTATATAAACGTCTGCATCTGCTTTAAAGTTTGCAAGTCGGTCCGACTCTTTGCCGAGTATCAAAGAAAAGCGCAAGTGTTTTAAGTGCTCCCACTTTTGCGCCTCCTGCATCCACACAGACTCCGCAACCTTCTTAGGCGCCACAATTAACGTTTTGCCCTTAAACTGTTCAGCTATAATGGTCAACGTGGTAGTCGTCTTCCCAAGGCCTGGCGGCAATAACAGGCCTATCCCCGGCAGGTTTTTCGCCAGGTCGATGAAGTGCATCTGGTACGGGTGTAGGTTGGATCTGTTTAACAAAATGGTCTACCTGTTCAAAAGAGTTTATTATCGTAACTGGGAACCCCTGTTGCGATAATTGATTGAATACTATCTTTTGCCTTGGGGAAACCTGACCAATGCTTGACTTTAGTTCCACGAACCGAATCTGTTTTTTCAACATTACTATTCGGTCCGGCACCCCCGTTATTGTGCTGATCCACTTTAGGCTCAGTCCCCCGGCCTTTTCTACCTGTTTGTTTAGATAGCTTTCTATTTTGCTTTCTTGCATTTTGCGCCTTTTCTTCATGTACGCAGGTCCACAAATGTTTAACAAGGAACTGCATAAAGTATGCGCGGACTTCATTCGTGATGTGGTCCTCGCCAATTAACTCCGCCATGTCGTCAACAATGTGGCTCGCCTCATGTGCCAACGTGCTTGATATGTCGCCAATGTCCTCCCCCATCTCCCCCAAACTAAACACTCCAATAATAACAGCCGTTGCGTCTATTTTAAAAAAGTGAGTTTCTGCCCCACCAAGATCAAACGCTGTCACCTTCTCGTTAATGTTGTAGTCTTTTAAAATTTGTTGAAACTGCTCATCGGAAAAACAAACTTTAATTACATCTGGAAAAATTCCAGTGTTAATTTTGTAGTAGTTTGC